TTACTATTACTATTAATATTAATATTAATATACGAAAAATCTATTATTTTTGAGAGATTAAAATCAAATTGTTTTTTGTTTTTATATTCAATATAATTAAACAAGCTAATATTGTAATTTAATGCATTATTTATATTATTGTTATTATTAGTGCCTTTATAATTAAATGTAAAATCTAATAAATAATCCTTGTTAACACTTGCTACTAATGTATTGTATACACTATTATTAGATGTTATTAATGAAGCACTAATATTTTTTGAAAAAACTATTTTTGAAATATCAAAAGCACTACTATTTTTGGAAACTATATGAATGTTATTATATAAGTCATATTGTGTTATACCTGTAATTTGTTTTCCTAGTGATAAAAATAGCATATTTTTAAGTCTTGTCGAATTTTTATAATTTGGATTGTTAATGTAAAAATTAGAACAAATGTCTAATGCTCGTACATTATTTAAATATATATTGTTTTTATCGAAAAAAATCTTGCTATTTGATTTAATAGTATTCAAAATATCAAAATTGTTTGTTTTTATCATAAATGTAGTAATAGTGTTATTACTATTAACATTAACATAGTTAATGTTATTTATTATTTTTTGCTCATTAGTAGACGCGTCATATAGAACAAAACTATAACTATTTACATTCTTAAAATCTAATGTGAGTTTATTATATATATGTATATTATTATATATTGAATATGACACATCCAAATGTAGTTTGCTAATACTTACATCACTGGTTATATCATCAATAAATAAAGTCGAAAAATCTGAAGGCACATAATTTATTAGTGATATATCACTACTAGTATTTGAAAATAACGGATTACTTGAAAAATCTATGATCTTAAAATTTGTATTAGCAAATATTATGTCAACATTTGAACAAATATCTTTGTAAATATAATCTTTTATGCTTATATTAAAATAATCTTTGTAATTTTGTATATTATTTAAATATTTATTAAAGTAATAATTTAAATGATAAAAAGTTGTGGAACTGGATAGTACTATATCCTCAAGTAAATAGTTTTTAGAATTGTCGCTAGTGTCTTGATTTTTAATAAATAATATTTTTCTATTTGCATTATTTGAATCGTGAATAAATTTAATATTGTTTTTAATATTATTTTGTGTAATCAAACACGTATTAATAATTGTTTGATTATCAGAACCAGTATTTTTTAATTTTTGACTTAATATTATTCTATCCTTATAGTTCACGGCGTCGTATGCTGTTTTAAAAAAAGTATTAGTATCAATATTATTACTAATAGCATAAGTTATAATTGGTGTTCGCATATATATTTTTGTGCCAATGTTTGAGCCGGACAAAATAATATAATCATTTTTATTACTATTTATAGTAGTCATACTTATAATATAACTATAAATTTTATAAGTATATATTTTTAATAGTAAAATATTAATAATATAGAATTAATATAACATATTTATGTTATTATTTATGTTTATATATATGTTATTATTTATGTTTATGTTAATACGTCTGTGTCGTTGAAATACCACTGTGAGGCTAAATATGGAGGCTTGCTTGCTTTAATACTACTATTTTTCTTGGTTTTTAGACTAGGGCCTTTTGATGTAATTGAATTAATCTCAAATGTTCCAATAGAATAGTTATAATATTTTAAGTCAGATATATTTCCAGCAAACCCCCCGTTATAGTTAACATATAAGTTATCATAATTCTGTTTAATTATATTTGATAACTTGTGCCGTTTTGTTAAATTTCCGTTTATATATATATCAACTATATTTTGAGAGGTTGCTCTAATAACAACACCAACCCACTTTTTAATAGGTATAGCATCCACATATATGTCATCATAATATGCTTTTGAAACACTATTATTATTATGATATACATTTATCCTTACTAGCATACCTAAAATAGGAAATTTATCTAATAAATTATCAGAATGATTTCGTTTACCTTTATATAAATAGACACCTGGAGAATTATTTGGTCCAAATAATCCAGACCCACCTTCACCACTAGAATTAGGCGGAGAACCTTTATTAAATACGTGCATAAAATCTGTGTCGTCTTTATATTCTAAATTATTAACATAAATCCAAAATGAATAAGTAAATTCAATACCTTCATATTGGTTAATACTTCTTAAAAGTGGAATAGATGATTTTGACCCTAATGCTTGAGTAATAGTCAAGGCTTCAGTGGCGTCTTTCATACCCTTTATAATATATGGTGTTTGCGAAGGAGATAACATACTATATAAAATTTTGCTTCCAATGTAAAATAATGAAGAAAAAATTACAATTATTGCTAATAAAAAAGTTAGTCTTGATATCATAGTGTTAGATGCTAAGAAATCATTTAATGCGCTGTTTTTAGCGCTTTCATATGGAATTAATGAACTCATATTTTTTTTAATATTTTCCAAAACTCCTTCGGGCGGATTCATATTATTACTATTATATAATAATAATAATAATAATAATAATAATAATAATAAAAAATTATATAATAATAATAAAAAATTATATAATAAATATAATAAAAAATTATATAATAAAAAATTATATTAAATTGTAATACTTCCTTTTTCTTTGTTATATTCAAGAAAGCTGACTTTTAACCTATATTTATTAAATAGTGTAGTTGCGAGTTTTGAATTAATACCTGCTTTATAAATTTTATAAGCATCTTGTGGATTAATAGAATTTCCTTCATAACGTATGCGTGTAATATATCCTTCAAAACTACTATTGCTAGTTGATCCCGGCAATTGCATGTTTCCTATATATATATTTTTTTTAAGTTGACTTGTATCGTAGTTTTTATATAATCCGTGTAATATAAATGAATTGCGTAATTTACCGTCTAAATATACATCTAATGTGCGAGTATCTATACTAAGAGTTAAATTATTCCATTTTTGAACAGCAATATTAGGAATTTTATATCTTGTATAATTTGTTTGATTTGCTTGACTTGTACCTTGTTGTTTGTCTAAATAACTTTCTATATCAATAAATAAATTATTTTCATATTTATCTAATGCAATATTTATATTTTTATAAACAGTTGTAGATGATGTTATAGTAACTTTATTACTAATACCTGATAATTGTGTCATTAATTGCGAGACAGTTTGCGCATTTTCTTTAGTTGCCATAAATAAAATATTTTTTTCATTGGCTATATTATCACCCCAATTATCTATATAAAACCATACACTTAACATAAAATTTGAAGAGCTTGTTTCTGGTATGTTTTTAGAAAATACAACATTTTTGTTACTTGAAAATAAATTGCTACCACTATTAGCACTATCAAATCGCGCGGCAGGTTCTTTTGCGTCACACATAGTGTCAAATATTATATTTGTTTTGAAAAATAAGTTATTCAGTCCCCATATAAGAACTATTACTAGTACTATTATAATTATTATATTTACTATAGCCATTATAAATATATATATATAAAAAATATTATAATGTTTTTATTAACACTTAAATATAAAAATTATGTCTAAAATTAAATAAAATTTTTATTTTTATTTAATTTTAAATTTTAAATTTTAAATTTTAAATTTTAAATTTTAAATTTTAAATTTTATTTTTATGCTTTATTTTTTATGCTTTATTTTTTATGCTTTATTTTTAGATAAATTATATAATAATTCGATAGTAGAAGGAGTTGTTACTTTGTCATAATAATATATTTGTTTTATACTTCCATGAATGCCGTCATTTTCTCCAATAGTTATGTTATCTCCTTTAAAATAGGGTGACACGTTTTTTTTTGAGCCCACTAATTTACCATCTATAAATACATCTATTATATTATTAGTATAATTTATTACAAAAAACAGCCATTTTTGGAATTTAGGATTTGCCATCTCATATATAGTATCTAATTGGTCGCCTCTATTACTAATTGTTCGTGATTTTACAATTATTTTTTGCGATTTACCATTATAATATATTACTGGTTTAAAACCGTAATTGAATAAAACACTATCTTTTGTATATGCTAGTGATGTATTTTCTGGTTGTGGATTAAGATATATATAAAAACTTACGCTATAAGTATAATTATACGGAAATTTTTCTTTGCTTATTACAGAATTATAATATTCACTTTTGATATTAAAAGCACTATTAATATCATTAAATAGTGTAAATGTATAAGGCTTAATAGTCGAACTATTAGCACTAGCGTCTTTTATAGAACGAGAGTTGGAACTTTTACTATCAACAATACCAATACTATTATTAACTTTATTTAATTGTTCTTTATATTCATCTTTATTTATATTAAAAGCGGTCATTATTTTATCTAATTTTTCTTCACTCGGCTTACTAATTTCTCGTTGACTGATATTAGGTACAGTTATAGCTTTACTTAAATGGGTATTTAAGTTTTGATATTTTCCTAAACTTTTCTCCTGGTTTAAATAAAAGGGTCCCTCGCCTTGTAATATATCGCTTTTATTAAATGTCCTTATAAATTTAAATAATAGTGGTAATAAAAATATTAATGTTATTAATAATAATAGTATGAAAAATAATATATAAACGGAAGAGGGCGTTAATCTAATATCATTGTTTATTTCATCTGTTAAAATAACTAGTAAACAAGGAATGAAAAATACAAAATTTTTAAATATGCATAAAAAATATTTGGAGTAACTTTTTATTAAATCCGTATATGCGGGTGTTTCTTTTATTTCTATTTCACAATATATTGATTGTGATGATGTTTTTATAGAAAATAGTTTAGCTATTATTGCTAATACTGTTAAAATTATTAATACTATTATTATATTTTTTGTAATGTTAAAAATAGTGTTGTTAACTCTGTGCAAATAGAAAGTATAGTTTAATAAAAATAATGGTATTATAAGTATTAATAATAAATAAAAAAGATATTTCATTATGTTAAATAATGGACTAGTTAATGTTTTTTTTAAGTTGTCTTTATTTAGTGTTGCTGGATTAGGTTCAGCTATGTCAATAAGCTTTCGTGTCTTTTGGTTATAAATATTTGCATATTTTTCACCACTATTGTATATATTTTCATTAGTAGCTCCATCTCTTGTCCAATTTATTTGGTTTCTATAAGCAAAAAAAAGGAAACAATATATACTAAATGCTATTAACAATATAGCAACTAAGATCTCATATTTTGTATTTTTAATAGTAAATAGATTTTGCTTCTCATTTAAATAATAAAACAAACATAATATTAATATAAGTACTATGCTAATAAAATAAGTATAATATTTATGTGCTAATGGCCCATCTTTTTCTTTTATTGTAAAACCATTAACAGTTTTGTCTAGTATTCTTATAAAAATAGTGCTTAAAAATTTAAAAAATTCACCTGTTTTTTCACTACTAGAATTGAATATTTCTTTAATTTTTGTAACATTTGACATAATAATAATATAATATAAAACAATATATTATTATTACTACTAATTATTGATTGTTACTAATTATTCAATAACTATTCAAAAACTATTTAAAAACTATTTTAAAAAGTGTTATATATTTTCGAAAGCGGTTTTTCTACCATGACAATCTCTACATAATGCTTCCAAATTATCTATAGCGTTTGAACCACCATATTCAAGTTTTATAACATGGTCTACCTCAAACCAAGCAGGTAATTGTTTTTGACATTGTTTACAATGCCAGTTTTGAGATGCTGCTACATATTTCTTTTTTGTTTCACTTACGCTTCGTTTTGTTGAATTAGTTCCAGAATATAAAATCTTTTGTTGTTGTTTTGATAAATTCATAGTGTTATTTGAAGGATTTGAAAAACTTACTGATTTTCGACTATTGGGATTATTGTATATATTATAGTTATTGTTTAATTCTTTTGATATAGAGTTCGATGTAAAATCAATAATTGGAGTAATTATACTTGCTGTATTTCTATCAATTGGTAAATATTTTATATATCCGTTTGAATTCGTTACAAAATCTTTATAATTGCGCGGATCTTTTTTTATATATAAATAAATACATAGCCCAATAAAAGCGAAAAAAACCATTTTATAATATTTTTCATACCGCTTTAGTTTACTAATTAGCTTACCTTCAAAATATGTATTGAGTAATACCAGAGCCGTTATTAATAAAATAAGCAATTCAAGTTTCATAGTATTATTTAATATATAAATATATTATTAGGAATACTATAAAAATTATTAATATTATATTTAAAAAAGGATACTTATTAAATATGCTTTCCTTTTTTTTTCTTTCTTCCAATTCTTAACTTTGCGCCCATTATTTTATATATAAAAATATTATAAAGAATATTAATACTATTAACACTGCACCAAAAATATATTTGTGCCTATTTTTCTTTTCCTCGTTTTTTTTAACTTCTTTCAATTTATAGTGCTCATAATATTGATTTAAAGCGTCATAATATGATACTTCAGGTTTACCTAAATAGACATTTATTTTATTATGTATAAAATGTGTCCATTTTATAAGTGATTCTCTAGAGTCTAAGTAAGGCGTTACGGGGTATGCGTCTAAAAATTTACTAAACACATTTCCTATATCAGGAACAGGTAAAAATAATGGCAAATTTGTTATGAAGTCATAATATTTTTTTTTTGTGCTCTCATTTGCGTTTAATGGATATGACAAAGCCATTGTATATAATACAAACCAATAATGAGGACCCCAAATAATAGGGTTAAATACACTACTATTAGTCATAATATTTTTAATATTAATATTAATATAGATTTTATATTAGCATTAATAACTTTAATAACATCGAGTGTTACTAAAATAAAAAATAATATATAAAAACATAATTAGTATATTAATTAATTAATTAATCATCTATAATGAATACAAAAAAATTCATTTTTTGTAATAATTGTGGTAAGCTGGGTCATTTATTTCACCAATGTAAAGTTCCTAT